AATCCAGACAATTGGTACTCCGAAACTCTTTTCTCAAAGAAATTGGTTTTACCGTCCAAACCTATTTGTTCCATAAAGTCAAAAGGACATTTACTACCATAAATTTTATCAAACCCTAGTTGTTGTACTAAACGGTCAGCAACAAATTCAATGTACTCACTCATAAGAACTTTATTCATTCCTATAAGGTCACATGGAATGGAATCACAAATGAATTCTTTTTCAATAGTAACAGCCTCCTTAACAATATCATACACAGTTTCTTGTGTAGGTTTAGTCTTCAATTTTTTGTACAATAATACAGCAAACTGAGTGTGCAATCCTTCATCTCTAGCGATGAGTTCGTTACTGTGCCCTAAAGCTTTTACCATTTTACCTTTACTCTTCAACCAAAAGATACTACAGAATGCACCTGAAAAGAAAATTCCTTCTACTACTGCAAAAGCAATAAGACGGTTTACGAAAGGCTGTTCGCTAATAATCCATTTCATAGACCAATCAGCTTTCTTTTTAATACTTTCAAAGTTTTCGATAGCATTGAATAGTTTTTTCTTTTCTTTTTTGTCTTTGATGAATGTATCGATAAGGAGAGCATAAGTCTCACTGTGAATTTGTTCCATGGCTGCTTGGAAAGTGTAAAAGGCTCTAGCCTCACTAATTTTAACTTCATTACAAAAATTAGTTACGAGATTTTCAATAACTATTCCGTCACTTCCTGCAAAGAATGCAAGAATTCTTTTAATGAAGAATCTTTCATCATCAGAAAGACTTTCCCAATCGTTTTTATCGGCTGGATAATCGATCTCCTCTGCAACCCAAAACATTTTTTGATGGTATTTGTACATGTCCCACAGGTCCTGGTAAGCGGAGTTAACAGGTAGAACAACGAAACGGTCAATTTTTTCTTTGAGAACTAGTTCGGTCATATATATAAATATAGTGTATATTTTTTATATCCTTTTTTTTCTTTTTTCTTTTATTAATTTAGCCATACATTGATCTCATCTTTGAGTAATCATAATTAGCGTTTTCTAACATTTTTTTTGCTGCTGCATCCATTCCTTGTGTATTCATTATCTTAAAAATTTCAAGGTTATCATCATTCATTTTATTTACTTCATTTGTTTTTTTTGTTTTTTTTGTTTTCTCACTCATTATTAATAATAAAGAAATTATTTCTTATACCTCTTCTTCTTCTTTTTCTTCTTCTTTTTCTTCTTCTTTTTCTCCTTCTTTTTCATGAGATAGTATAAAGAACTTCCACCAAGAGCTAAGAGTACTAATACAATTAGATTGAAATAAGGTTTTTTGTTTCTATTTTTACCAGCAGCTATAAATGATAGTACAACATTTTTAGCTTCTTTACTACTTGCAGCATTTGTATTTTCATTTATATTATAACTTTGCATTTACTAATAACAAATAAAAAAAAATTTATTTTTTCTTTTTATTTTTCTTCTTTCGTGAATCTTCACTTAAATATTTTAAATAACTTCCACCTAGAGCTAAGACTATTACTGTCATTAGAATAGCGTATGATTTTTTATTTCTTATATTATCTCCCATTAGTAATGTTTCAACTCCTTCATAAACTCTTTCTTTTACACTTTTCTTTGGTTTTTTAATGTCTTTATCAAAAAAATCAAGATCATCATCATTATAAACTTGATATCTTTCCATTTATTAGTACTCAAGAAAATTATTTTTATTGAATTAGCTTCCACACATTAAACACTCTTCTTCTTCCTGTTCTTCAGCTTTAATTTTTTGTTCCATTGAATGGTCAATAGTAAAGTTTTGAGCATTCTTAACGGATTTTGCACGAATGTAGTAACTACCTGTTTTAAGGCCTTTTTTCCAACCGTAAAAATGAACTTTTGTCAATAATTGAGGGGTAGGATTTTTCAAGTGAATGTTTAGACTTTGACTTTGACAAATGAAGCGTCCTCTATCAGCAGCCATTTCTATTATAGTTTTCTGTTTGATGTCCCAAGAAGTTTTGAATACTTTTCTTATTTCTTCCGGTAGCGTCTTCATGTTTTTAACAGAACCTCTTTCTTTAATTAAACGATATTTAGTGACTTCTGACCACAGTCCCATATTTACTAATTTTTTCAATAAACGATGATTAACAACTGTAAATTCACCAGCTAGAGTCCTTCTAGTGTAAGCATTACTAGTGTATGGTTCAAAACATTCATTACAACCAAGGATTTGAGAAGTAGACGCAGTAGGCATAGGAGCTACTAAGAGACTGTTACGAATTCCATGTTTTTTAATGGATTCTTTGAGTCCTTTCCAATCCCATCCATTCTTTCTGAATTGAGTTTCTCCTTCCCACATGTCAAATTGAAGAATACCTTCACTTGCTGGGCTACCTTTGAATGTCTCGTAAGGTCCTTGTTGTTTAGCCAATTCATTACTCATTTCTAATGAAGCGTAATAGATTGTTTCGAATATTTCTAGATTGAGTTGTCTTGCTTTTTCTCCTTCGAAATCGTAGTGTAATTCTGCGAACAAGTCAGCTAAACCTTGTACACCAATACCAATGGGTCTATGACGCATATTGCTTCTCTTAGTTTCAGGTACAGGGTAAAAATTTATGTCAATAATCTTATTAAGATTCTTAACTATAGTGTGTACAACATTTCTTAATTTTTTGTGGTCGAATACAGGAAGGTACTGGTCTTTTAATTCACTATACCCCCCAATTCTTGTATTATCAATAAAAATTTGAGGAACAGTATTGATTTCTTTTCCTTCTTTTTCTAAAATGTCTTTAAAGAACAATTGTCGAAGATGATTATCGTCTACTGATATTTCTTCATAATCAATATTCCTTTCTTTAAAGAAAGCTTTCGTCAGTAAACAATAATTACAATTCTTTTTAGAATAAATTTTAACACTACCTTTTAAAGAAGGATGTTTCAAATACATAGGTAAAGCTATACTTGCTAAGTTACAAACAGCATACTCTTTATTGTCACTGTATTCGATTATTTCACATTGAGAAGTGATTACACCATTGAAAATACCCGCATGTCTTTTCTTTTCAGTGAAACAATAAGTTTTAGACACTTCTCCTTTATCGATTATCTTATCAATCTTAACAAATTGTGTTGCATTTCTTTGAGGTCGATGTTCTTTTATGGTTAATCTTTTAGAAGAAAACCCTAGTTGAACTAATCGTTGTAAATCATTTGAGCCTACTAACAGTCTGTAAATAGTTTTACTTTTGTATAATTGTTTACTTCCCTTTCCGTTAGGAAGAAGAGACTCTCTTTCGTTCATGTTTAGTGTCACTTTACTTGCTACGCCACATGTTTGTAGCATCAGTTTAATCTTTAGTAGAAATTCTTTGTGTATACATGCAATTTGTAAAGACTGATTATAACCATTGGTTACTATGGTTCCATCGGCGTCACAGTATCCAGAAAACCAATCTAATTTACTCTTCAATGAATAATCCATTGGAACAAAAAATTTTTCTTTTAAATTTGGATTAAGAGTAACATTTAACTTACCGTTTTTTTCTTGTCCTGTTGAAACATAATCAAGGTGAGGAAGAAGTTTTATTTTTTCATGATAAAGAGAAACCATAGGTTTTTTAGAGTAACAAATACCTTGACATGTGTCGCTGATTTCAGAACCTTGTTGTAAAGTAATGTGTCTTTTACAATAAGATTTATTCTCTAGGGATTTATAATCACACTTCTTTTTTGAATTTTCTGGAAAGACACTTGAATAAGTTCCGTCTCCACTAAAGAAACCATTAGTGTATGAGTTTTCTAATACTTTTTCATTGTCAATTACTGGGTAAGTACATTTAATAAGTTTCATACCTGTTTTTAAATACTGTGCTTCAACAAGTTTAACATTTTTACTCTTAATAATGTCTCGTTTCATATTGAAAGTGGGGTATTTTTCTTGAATGTAAAATTTATGATATTTAGTACAATTAAGTTCTGAACCATCTGATAAATGAATGTTTAGTAGTTCAGCACTATCATTTGTTTGTTTTACAGTAACTTTGCTAAATTCTTTACCGTTCCAAACATTAACGATTTTGTCCTTTAAAGTTTCAATAACTTCGTGTCCCTTATCCGTTAATAGCAATGTATCTCCTCTTACACAACAAAGATTACTACTCTTTATAGTACCTAAATTTTTCTGATTTGATTTTTTGTTGCATGGGTCTTTGTAGAGCATGTAAGGAGTTCCAGTTTCAATTTGAGTTCCTAAAATATGTGACCATAAGTCTTGAGCTTTCATTTGTTTCATGTACATACCTTTTGACTCGTATTCAGTGTACAATTTTTCAAATTCATCTCCATAAACATCATTTAAATTTCTACAACGGTCAGGACACATGAGAGACCACATCCCATTAGATTCAACTCTTTTCATAAAAAGATCAGAAACCCAAAGGGCATAAAAAAGGTCTCTTGCTCTTTCTTCTTCTCCACCATGATTCTTTTTAGCATCCAAAAATTCAAAAATATCACCATGCCAGTCAGGTAAGTACATTGCAAAACTACCATTTCTTTTACCAGATTGGTTAATGTATCTGGCGGTGTGATTATAAACCTTAAGCATAGGAAGGATACCATCACTGTAACCACCTGTTTTTCTAATGAAACTGTTTCTACAACGAATATTACCAATGTGTAGACCGATCCCACCAGCCCATTTAGAAATCATAGCAGTATCACTTATGGTCTTGTAAATACCTTCAACTGAATCATCAGTACCCATCAAAAAACAACTACTCATTTGGGGCCTAGGGGTTCCTGAATGAAAAAGAGTAGGAGTAGCATGAGTAAAGTATTTTTGAGACATAAGATTATATGTATCTTTAGTACAATCTTTATCGCAACCATGAATACCAAGGGCTACTCTCATCCACATATATTGTGGAGTTTCTTGTATTTTTCCGTCGGTTCTTAAAAGATAGGAGCGTTCTAATGTTTTAAACCCAAAGTAATCAATAAGATAATCCCTTTTAGACCTCAAGGTTTTTTCAATCCAATCTTTATTTTCTGAATTTGTAGAAAACTCCCAGACTTCTTTTGACACTAAAGGGGCATGATTTTTATGTACGTCAAGATGATTGTATAAATTATCCATTGCTTCTGAAAAACTTTGACGTACATTTTTTTGATGATTATTAATAGCTATTCTAGAACCTAATTTTCCCCAATCAGGATGTTCTAATGATAAATTCATACAAATATTAGCTGTAAGTTCATCAAGTTCTACTGTGGTAATACCATCTCGAATCATACTACATACTTTCGTTGAAATTATTATAGGATCTATAACATTTGAGTCTAAATTGTAGCATAATTTTTTAATTCTTGAAGTAATTTTATCAAGAACAATATCTTCAGATTCACCTTTTCTGTTAATGATCCTCATTATACTATAAAAGAAATATTTATTTTTAAGTTAGTTCAAAATTAAAAATGCTGTCTTTTAAATTACTCAATCTAACACTCCAATCGTGGGTCCAGTCTGATATATGTAATGCATTTGATGAACGGTTTACTATGTTAATAATTTGCATGGATGCTTCTTTATCATTTTCCCCAGGTACTAATCTTTCAAGTATATGGTGTTTGATAAGACTAAAGTTTTCATTAAACACTGGTATTTCCGGTGTAATAAAAGCAAGATAGGAAAAAAGAATATACCATAAAGAACTTCTTCTTCTGATAATCGAAAAAGATTTTTTACACCTATTTTTAAAATCTGTAAAATTTGGAGACATTTTCCCACCAAGCATATCTAACATATCTTGTGTTATTTTCATTTCTCCGCTAGAGTGTTGTGGGTCTTCACCTAGAATATAAGTGAAATCAATGTGTATGAGTTCTCCTTCTTTATTAATAAGAATATTTTCAAGATGTCTATCTCCTACTCCTAAGACGTAACAAAGAACACAGCTAGAAACACATGTAGTGATAAATCTTTCTCTAATATCCCTGATAGTTTTATGAGGATTGAAATCAAGTATATAATTTTGTAAAGTGGATTCATAATTATTTTTAACTTCATATAGAGTGGAAGATTGTTCTACCATTTCAATCCAACCTATTCTATCATTAATTGGAAAAACATTGTACGTCACAATATCTACTAAACCATTACATATAAAATTAATAAAACAAGAGACAATCATAGTAAGTCTATCTTTCCTTACATCTTCATTTTTAATAAGAACATTAACTACTTTTTCTAAATCATGAACAGAACCTTCTTCTACTACAATCATGGGTATTTTCCAAGGCTTTGTGTATGAATTAAAACGAATTATACAATCATATACTATTCCTGTACATATATATTTATAATTCCATGGTAATCTAACCCATTCATTTATTTTAAAGAAATTATTAAAACAATTTTCCCATTCTTTTGTACTATAATTTTCACTAGTAGCTATATGTACTAATTGTATAAAATTATCAGTTTTAGCTATTTCTTTTTTAATGTTTGGGTCTAATATTTTAATATAATTAGTAAAAATTTTATAAAGATCTATTTCTGTTTGTTTATTGTTCATTTGACATCTTATTTCAAAATAGTATGCAAAAGCAAATGTAAAATCTTGTTTAGCAAAAGGAAAAAGTAAATTATAAGCTATTTCATTATATCTTTTTGAAAGTTCAACAAGCCATGGAATAAGGAGTATAATAACATTTCTATTGACTAATTGTAATTGTTTTATAATCCAATTTCTACAATAAGGGTCATCTTTCGTAGGACTTCTATAAAGCATTTCAAATAATTCTTCTATTTTAGGTACAGATTCACATTGTCTTTTACACAGTAAATTATTACATGAGAAATTTTTATTGTAATTATATTTTTCTATTAAATTTCTAATATCTTTTTTTTCGCTACACATTAATAATTTTTGAAAAAGATGAAAATGACCTGAAAATTCATATTCATGATTAATTATGAATTTTTTTTCCAAAGTTTGAATTTTTTGACAAGGTAACTTATATTGAATATTTTTATAACTAGACATAACGGTATTAATAGATTTACACCATTCTTTACAAACAAGACGAAAATTATATATTTCTATAATTGACAAAGGTATATTAGAAAATATATGTATATATAACTTTGAATTTTTAATGAAATTTACTATTTTAAAACATTCTGTACACAATCTTTTTTCTTTAGTTTCCCAATTAAAATAAGATTTATTTTGAGGAGATAGACTATTATTTAATATAGAAGGTATAGTACTCCTACCTAATGAACAATCATTACAAAAAACTCTTCCGCACATTCTACAATGGTGTTTACGATTTAACATAGAAAAATGAATAGAACAATTATAACATTTAGTAACGTTTTCACTAGGTATCCATATAACAGGTGTAGTTTTAGGAATAGCAATGTCAGAAATATTTTTTTTGTCATTGAAATACATTGACATACTCATATTCCTTTTCATTATTAGTATTAAATATATTAAATAGTTATAAAAATATTTGATTACAATTTATAATATGTGTGGTATACTTGCGATGATAGATAAAAATGGAACTAGAAATAGTATAGTAAATTTTAAAAAAGGTCTATTTATGCTTGAAAAAAGAGGACCAGATATAACTAAAATAAATAATATAGGAAAAGTCAATTTAGGATTCACAAGATTAGCGATAATGGATACAAGTTCAAATGGACAGCAGCCTATGGAACTTAATAATGTTTGGTTAGTATGTAATGGTGAAATTTATAATTGGAAAGAATTAGCTCATACTTATACATTTAATATGAGTAGTAGTTGCGATTGTGAAGTAATACTTTGGATGTACAACCATTTAGGATTAGAAGAAACTCTTTCCCGTTTAGATGGAGTTTTTTCATTTGTTCTTTATGATAAAAATAAAGAACAATTATTCGTAGCTAGGGATCCTTACGGTGTAAGACCTTTATATTGGGGATTTGGGAACCTAGATTTTTATTCTTTTGGAAGTGAAGTTAAATCTCTTATTGATTTAGATTCTTTTATGAATATTTATCATTTCCCCCCTGGTTGTTATATGCATTATAAAGACAACAATATGAAAACTGTACAATATCATAAAAGAGATTATATATATAGGGAATGTTCTTATGATAAAGAATATGAAATTTTAATAAATTTAAAATATCTCCTTACAGAAGCAGTAAGGAAAAGAATGCAAGCGGATAGACCAATAGGTTGCCTAGTGAGTGGAGGTTTAGATTCAAGCTTAGTTGCTGCAATTGCTAATACATTCCTTCCAAAGGGAAATCTTATGACATTTTCAATAGGTTTTACTGAAGGTTCTACTGATTTGGAGTATGCTGATAAAGTAGCTGAATATTTAGGAACTAGACATTATAAATTTAGTGTACCTTATAAAGAATTTATTAAAGCAATAGATGAAGTTATTCGTGTAATAGAAAGTTATGACATAACAACAGTAAGAGCATCAGTAGGTAACTATCTTGTATGTAAGTACGCTAGAGCTAATACAAAATGTAAAGTTATTCTTAATGGAGACGGTAGTGAAGAAATTTTTGGAAGTTATAAATATTTTGAAAAAGCTCCTAATGCAAGGTTATTTTTTAATGAAAATTGTAAATTACTAAGGGAAATTTATATGTATGATGTCCTTAGAAGTGATAGATGTATATCAGGTAATGGGTTAGAAGCACGAACTCCATTTCTAGATAAAGAATTAGTAGAATATGTAATGAAAATTAAACCTGAATTGAAGATGTCTAATGATAGTAAAATGGAAAAATGGATACTTAGAAAAGCTTTTGAAAGTAGTAAATTATTACCTGATGAAGTTTTATGGAGAAAAAAAGAAGCTTTTAGTGATGGTGTAAGTGTAGAAAATTTGTCTTGGCATACTATTCTTAAAAATTATTTTGATAATTTATTGTCAGATGAATTTTATCTAAGGAATGTTACTAAATATAGTAAAAATGTTCCTAAGACTAAGGAAGCTTTATATTACAGAATGATATTTGATAATCATTATCCAAATTGTGAAGATTTAGTACACCATTATTGGATGCCTAACTGGTCTGATGCTATTGACCCTAGTGCAAGAGTATTATAATATCATTTAAAAAAAAGAATACGTAATTCATACAATGGGTATAAAAGGACTCACACAACTTTTAAAAAAAAAGAATGCTTATAATGTAGTTGAAAAACATCTTTCTCGGTATAAGGGGAAGACTATTGCTGTAGATACAAGTATACTTCTTTACAAATATCGTTATGGTTCAGGTAATGATCAGTTATCTCATATTTATGGTATTCTAGGGAAATGTATGTCTTTTTTAAGCAATGGAGTTATTCCTATTTTTGTTCATGATGGAGAACCTCCAGAAGAAAAAAGTGAAGTTCTTTCAAAAAGGACTGATCAAAGAACGAAATTAAAGAATAAAATTGAAAATTTAAAAATGCAAATAAGGGAGTATACAACTGATAGTGATAGTGAAGATGATGGTCTTGGAAAACTAAAGGTTAATCTTTCAAAATTAGAAAAACAAGTAGTTAATGTATCACAAACACATAGAAAAGAAATTTTTTATTTGTTAAAATTATTAGGTTTACCTAACTTCGTAGCTGCCGGAGAAGGAGAATCAAGTTGCGTAGAATTACAAAAAAGAGGGATAGCTGATTATGTATATTCTGAAGATATGGATGTACTTACTTTTGGATGTACAAAGTTTTTAAGATGTTCAAACAAAAAAGATTATTATGTAGAAATATCATTGAATAATATATTAGATAACTTAAAAATGAATCAAGATGAATTCGTAGACCTTTGTATTCTTTGTGGTTGCGACTATACTTGTACTATACCTAGGGTTGGTATGATGACATCTTTTAATCTTATTAGTAAATATCGTACTATTGATGGAATAATACAAAATGTTGATAAATACAATATACCTGAAGATTTTAAATATGAAAAAGCAAGAGAACTTTTTAAACAAGAAGTAATAATACCAGATATTTCTTTTGGAGTAGAAAAAATAGAAGAAGAAAATTTGAAAAAATTTTTATTGGAAGAAAAGAATATGTCTGAAAAATTTGTAAACAGATATATTCAAAATTTTAATAAAGTTACACAAAAATTTAGAGTAAATACGGTTAAAAATTATTTTAAATAAGTATTATTTAGTTTTTTAATATATTAAGATTAATTAAATGAATCAAGTACAAAACTTGTTAATTAATCTTAAAGTATTATCACAAATAGGACCTGGTGATAAAATAAACACCAAAGAAAAAAATATAGAGATAGATAATAATAACTGGGGGCAATCACTAAAAAGAACTTATAGAGGAGACGATAGAAAATTGACGTTTGACATGATTAATAATTTAATTACTACTTTAACTTTGATTATACAAAAATCTTTAGAAGGAGATGCTGATGAATATATAGAAGAAAAATCTGTACATATGACTAACCAAGAATTACTAAAAGAAGTTCATAAAGAATTAGAGGGAGTTAGAAAGGGACTAGAGAATTTAAGGGAAACTTATTTTCAAGATGCTACTCTTGCGTCTAAAATGGAATTGTGTATAGGAACTGTTCAACGTCAAATAACTTCAATTGAAAATTATTTTAAAAAAAAAAATAATAATTATTGAAAAATTATTTTGTTGGGTATAATTATAATGAGTGACGTTGATAGTGTTTTAAGTTTATTGTTCGGTAAAAGAAGAAGAGTAAAAAAAAGATCTGCTAAAAAGAGCAGTTTCGGTAAGAAAAGAAAATTTGGTAGAAAATCCACCAAAAAACCTGCTAAAAAAGCAAAGAAAGTTCCACTTGCTTTAAGAAGAAAATGCAAAAAATGTGGTATTAGATTAACTGTTAAAAGAGGTAAAAAAAGAGTAGCAAAAAGTGAAAAACTTTTGAAAAAACAACTTGCTAGGAAATTAAAAATGATGAAGAAAAAGAAAGCAGCTGCAAAGAAGAAAACCGTTAGAAAAAGCAAATTAGGTAAAAAAAGAAGAAAAAGCAGAAAGACAAAAAGAAAGAAAAAGAGAACTAAAAGAAAGAAAACTAGAAGAAGAAGAAGTGGTTACGGTGCAAGTAAAGGAAGAAGTTCTTTAGGTATGGGTCCTTATCCAAGTTCTTTGATGATGAAGACTCCATATTTCGAATTAATGAAAAAAGCATAAATATTTTGTAAATAAATTTATATAAGACTGATTACGAGTAATCAATTATATTTAAATTTTAATAAATTCTTCGCGTTTAATATTTTCACGAATATTAAGGATTGTCTTTTCTACTGTTAGTAGACTATTCCCGTGAGGTTTATCAGTTCTTAATCTAACAGGAATAAAATTATAACCTTTTTCTTTAATTTCACATTTGTATTCTACTACAGTTCCACTAGTAATAATTGCATTATTTAGTGTTATGTTTTTAGTAACTGCGAACTTTTTATTCTTCCCACGATTCCAACAGTAAAGGATATGTTCTTTTTTATTTTTACCAACTTTAGTTAAAAAGTCTATAGTATGGTGTCCTTCTGGTTTCCATTTAAACATGGAAAATTGAGTACCTGAACCTATAGGTTCTTTAACTGGATAAAATACTAAACCATCGTTTGGTATTTTACATTTTTCAATGTAGTTGTAAAGACCTTTTATATTATCAAGATTATAAAAAGTTTTAAGGTATATGTCAAATGGTTGATTACAAGTAGTGTAACAGTAAGTCAGCAAATTATTAGCTTCTGACCATCTTTCGTTAAAAGGTTTGTTCTTCATATTGTATCCTCCAATAGCTATTGTATCATGTATAACAAACTTTTTTGGACATAATTCTCCATCGAAAAGTGTACCGTGTTCATATATCCAGTCACTACTAAAGTTTTGTTCCACTAGGAACATGTCAAAATTTCTATCTATTAAACAACATACATTATAAATGCTATCCGAAAAATTAATTGTTGTACATGCAAATAGAAAGCGATGACCGTCTAATTTAGCACAAACTACATAATTTTCATCTTTAAGAGTTTTAAAGTTTTTTCTTTCTATAGAAACAGGTTGAGGAGCTGGGAATCTTTTTTTTTCTGTCCAAAATGATAAAACAAAGTTTTTTATTTGTTTTGTTATATCCTTTTCAAGAATTTTCATGAGGGTGTAATTTGTTCCGGGATAATCATAATTTTTGTAGTCCATTCTATATATTATATTATTTGTTCTTTATACCATTTAAAAATATTGTGTTATTTATAAGTATGAAACATGAATATATATTAATTATAATTACACTTTTATTACTTCCTATAGGAATTAAATTAAATAAATCAGGTAACATTATAGGAAAAAAATGTAAAAGATGGGGAAAAACTTTTAAAGATAGAAAAGTCCTTAAGAATATGTGTTCTCTTTGTCATTTAATACATGGAATAATAGCTGGATATTTATTATTAGGTAACAAATATTTTTATGAACTTTTAGGAAGTGTTTGGTATAATAGAATACTCATAACAAGTTCTTTACTTTATCCTTCTTATAATCTGATTAAAAGATACGTATTTTGTAAAAAATATTTTTGGGATTCAAGTTATTTTATTAATCTATTTGAATTCGTTTCTGGAATTGTACTAGGTACTGTACTCAGTACAACACAAGAAAGTATTGTTATTAACCCTTTAGTTTATCAAATAATAATAGGAATATTGTTATGTATAAACATAACTAGCTACTTAATATCTATTTCCACTGTTGACGTCCTTACAAACGATAGTAAAGATTAATAATATTTCTCTTCCGTGAAAATTGTAGAAGTCTCCATTCATTTTCCTGAATGATATTTCTAGGCTTTCCATAGAAGCATCAGGAGGATCAAAAGTGTAAATCTTTTTATCAAGGTCTGCTCCTCTAATAGCTTTAAGAAAAGCTCCTCCTTTTTTCAAATTTTTAATACTTCCTGTAGTACTAGCGGCATTAGCATGGTCTCTTCCTGTAAGCCACCAATCTGGACTATTAGCATCAAATATAATTGTACCAAATGCTTTATCTAATTGTTTAGTGTTTGATTCAATTCTATCGACAATAGGATTAAAATGTAATGCTATAAAATTACAACTGTCTGTAATATTAGGAGTATTTCTTGCAAGAATACCTCCATACAGAGTTCCTCCTGCTGCTTGTTGTGCATTACCAAAACTTACTTGGTCCATTGAAGGAGGTGATACAGATTCTCCTTTGTAATTTTCAGTATGACTACCGAAACCTAATATTTTAATTGCATTATTATCATTATTAGTACCAGAACCCCATAAAAGTTCTAAGAAATTGTCACCTCCATTATTTCTTCTAATAACAATTTGATTACATTCACCACTGTTCTTATTAGTAGTAGCATAATCACTTCCTGTAATAGCATTTAAATTAGCATTAGAAGCCATCCAGCAAAAATAATCACTTCCTGTATCAGCTGCTTTTAAAGCTCTTGCTACTTCAGCACATAAACCTTCTCCGCTAGTGTTTTGGTCTCCTGTCTTATTAAAATCATACAACCCAGATCTAAGGACAGCAGTTTTTTCAGTTCCAACTGTTAGTGTAATAACAGCTTTCGTAGTTGGACTCCCAGCAACTGCTTCAAGATTAGCATGAACAAATGTAGCTCCACTAGTTTCCCAGTAACCTCCATCTAATCCTCCACCTGCGTTGTCATCTTTTTTAGTTCCATTGTTATAACTACCTCTAGTATACCCAGCACCTGCATTATTAACAGCAACACCAGTAACAATACCTCCTGCTACTGTTACGTCAACTGTAGCTTGTGTCCCAGCTTTTGTAGGTGCACTAATGTTAACAGTATGTGTTCCATCTGTGGTGTAACCAGAACCTCCACTAGTGACACTGGCTCCAGTAACAGTACTACCGATATTGAAGTCAATTTTATTATTACCTGAATGAACATTCCATTCAGTTTTAGGAAGGACCATACCTGTTAATTCTATACTTAACAAGTTTTTGAATTTTTGATTAAATTGTACTTTAAAATTACTTGCAGTAGGGTAAATACTTTTGTTCCTTTCACGACTATCTATTTGAAGATGATATTTTGTTGTTTTTAACAAATCTTCTTTATTTGGAGAATAGCCTTGGTTGAAATTTGGTGGAAGATAACTGTGATAGTTTCCGTTACTCATTATTAATGACAAATATTATTTTTTTAGTATTTAAACTGTTTTAAATCTTTTAAAAAAGCTTCTATATTTTTAGTATAAGCTACTTTGTTTGTTTTACACATACTCATAGGGTGTAATGTATAGTTTTTATTACTACATTTTTTTGCTTTTCCTAATTTAATAGATTCATTTGGAAATAATTTTTTCCTTAATAACACAGAAGTTGGTACTACTTTTGCTTCATAATCACACTCTTTACAATGTTGTTTCATTCCTTTAGAAGATATTTTAAAGGAAACACACTCTTCTTCGTGTACGTCTTGACAATAGGTACAAAAATGTTTTTCTGGTATTGCTAAATAGTATCTTTTATACTTAACGATTTTTGTTATAGGGTTATTCCATTCTCTTTCACAAGCTGTCCTTATGAATCCTTCTATTTGTTTATAGACAGGAGTTTCAGGTTCAATATCCATTTTTTAAAAGGGATTCTTTTTCTTATATCTTAAATTTTCTTTTTAAGAGTTTATTTGTTTTATTGATTTGATCTGATTGTAACAAATTTATTTTTATACTTTGTCTTCTAATGATAGTCTTGAATTTAATTCTTTCTTTGTCCCATTCTTTTTTTTCTTCAATTAATTTATAATGTTCGTTGACGTTACCTCCTACCATTAAAAGTAAATGGGCTTTTTCCTTTTCCCATTTAGCTTTCATTTCTCTATATTGATCTCTGAGATCATTAACAGCTTCTAAATAATCGTTCTCGTTATTCATCTATAGTTTATATGTTAAACATTTTTTTAAGCCTATCATCAACATTCCTAACCATTTTTTGTTTACTTCCTAATTTTTGTATAGGATTTTCTTTCTTTTTTTCGGGGAATAAATGGTTTTTTATAACTAAAGGAAGTTTCCATAATCCATAACCATTAGGTAACACATGACTTTTAAAACTATGGCAAAATCCATGTTTTCTTCCTACCATTGTATCTTTAATACAATGACATTTTTGATACAATCCATTAGGAGTTATTACAAAATAAATCCCACTTGATGTATGACATCTACCAGTATTCATACACTTAGCTGGTTGATAATTATTTCTTAATTTAATCCAATAACAATTATCATTAAGTTTACAAATTTTTTCAAATTGTATTTTCCAAGGAAATTCACTGCTATTAAAAAGCCATGATTCTATCTTATCTAGTATTTTAGAACCAGTAGAAGCATAAACATTATCCCATATTTCATCATCTCCATCATCTTCATATTCTTCAAAAGTGTTGTCTACTTTCTTATTTTCTTTAATTTCTACGGGGGTAAACATTGTACCTCTGGGTGTTCTTGTGATAGTTTTTTTGAAAATATCAAGTTTGTTTGGATTTTCTTCAACTAAGGTTTTATCAGGATGTGAAAATAAAGGTATATAAGCTCTCCCTTCGTCTTGATACATAGTATGACTTTTTTTATTTTTCTTTCTCGCCATTTTTCTACTGTATAAAATTCTAATTGTGTTATTACGGTAAACGCAACTATCATAAACATCATCCCATGGGTTAATACTATCTCTTTTTCCAAAATCTTTCACTAACCTTTCAACTACTTTGTTTCTTAATTTATTAGCCATTTGACGAGTAACATAAATATCAGGCCAATAAAGATGAAAACCTGTTTTATAAAGTTTATTACCTCCCTCTATGATAATCTTTGAAGCAGTTCCACAAACTATTACATTATAGGGATGATTGTAAAGTTCATGAATAACTTTTTGAATAGAATAAAGAGCAATTTTAAATTTTTCTTCAGACCAAGCGTAATCTTCTTTAATATCTATATCTGCAAAAAATCTAAATATATCAGTTGGGTATTCTGTTATATAATACCTATCTCCTGCATTTATACCTTTAATGTATACCTCGTAAAATTCTTCTGTAAGTTCTTCAGAAATACTGAGAACTCCTCCGTCTAAACACAAATGTGTGTGCCTAGTTACACCTTTCTTGTGAAAACAATTGTTTTTTGTTAACCATCTTTTAAGTATAGAATCTCTCATCTAATAACAATGGTGTGTATTTTTTAAGTTATTTATTCTAAATAAAAATATTTATTATAAACATAATGTTGAGTGATAAAAACAAAAGAATGGCTATGATTATAGCTGGTATTGTTATTGCTTATTATGGATTTGGTTTGGCTAAGAAAATAGTATTCTATCTTATAATAGGAGCTTTACTATTTTATTTTTTAGACCGAGAAAAACCCGAATTAACAGCAGGAGTAAAGGAAAAAGGAAAAAAAAAGCTAAACGAGAAAATTTCAGAGGGGATCAGAAAAGCTATAGACGACCAGATGGCGTAATTTACATTAACCTTGACCACAGAAAAGACAGAAAAAAAGACGTACATCGATTTTTAAAGAAAATAGGTTATAAGGATGTTCCTGTTTATAGACTTTCTGCTACTCTAAACAAAAAGAATGGACACATAGGTTGTGCTGATAGTCATATCAGAGCTTTAGAGTATGCTAAGGAAAAGGGTCTAAAGAATGTTCTCATAATGGAAGATGATGTATCTCTTGATTGTTCTCCTGCTAAATTTAATAAAAAAGTATCTGGTTTTTTAGAAAAGTATGGTGACAATTATGATGCTATTACCTTTTTCGGGTATTGGAAAAAAGGAATAGTCCCAGTAGATAATGATGTAGGTAAATTTACAAGTGATGGATATTCAACTACAGCATTAGCTTACATGGTAAATCATAAGGCTTACAACGACTTTCTAAGGGTTTTTACAGATGCAAAAATAAAAATGACACAAGAACTTAAAAGTTTTAAAGGTGAAAAAAAGTTTGAAACTCCGTATGCTATTGACGTACATTGGAAAACTTTACAACGTGGAAAGAAATTTTATATTTTCAATCCGCACATTGTAAAACCTTCGGGAAGTTACAGTGAAATAATGCTTAAATAAATGGATTATTAGATGGAGGACTTCTATAATCACCATAAGAATCTAGTACTGCTTGCACTAATCTAGAATTTTTTTTATTTCTATTCATTCTGTTTAAATGCCTAGCTACATCTTCCCTAGAGCCTCCTCTAGTTAGGATACCTAAAGCACCTCCACTACTTCTTACTAAATTATTCAATTCTCTTCTACCTTGTATCCTAGCGTTTCTTTTGATTTCATCGTAAAGAAAATTTTTACCAATTCTTCCTCCTTCGTTAGTTAAACCTGATATATTTCCACTTTTAACCATTTGTGTAAATCTACTGGGTTTAGATGCTAAGTATTCTCTATAAAACTCAGCTACTTCTTTTTGACTGTATCCTTTTCCTGACATTTCTTTTTGAAATTCTTGCCATTCACTAGCGTTTCTTAACCCTTTAGCTATGAATTTCTTTTTTCTATATTTGTACATCCTTTTTTTTCTTTTTACAACTTTTTTACGTTTTCTTTTTACAACTTTTTTACGTTTTCTTTTTACAACCTTTTTACGTTTTCTTTTTACAACCTTTTTACGTTTTCTTTTTACAACCTTTTTACGTTTTCTTTTAACTGGTTTTTTTTTTCTTTTAACTGGTTTTTTTTTAACTCTTCCGAATGACGTAAGTCTAAATCCCATTTACTTTAAACGTACATATTTTTTTTAAAGAATTCATAAAGGAAAAAATTAAGACAAGTAAAAGGAATAGTCCTCATAGTATTAAAATAAAATCCTCTGTAAAACCCTTTTATGCCATTTTCTCTAATGACGTAACGACAAATTTCTTGTAAACTTCTATTAGTATTGTCTATTCTTGTAATAGTTCTTATAACTTCATGAGGATAAAAAATAGTATTAGCTATACTTTTACCTATTACACTTGAAAGAAGTATTTGGGTATTAGGATACCCATAGTCTGGATATGATCTAAGGTGTTCATATATAGGCATTTTTATAATAAATTGTAAATTACCAAAAAGAGTAACTGGTAATCCTAAACGAAAAATTTTAAGACTAAGGGCTTTCATATCTTTTATAACATTTTTAAAATTACCTCCTTGTACATGAATGACTTGTAAACGATTTTTAAAAACAAAAAGAGGGTTACATAACATACTACCGGTATAACTTGCTATAATACTTCTAGGGATTACTCCCCATTCTTTTTCTTTAAAATGATCATAAAGAGGTAAGTAAATTGACCAAAAAAAAGGAGCACTTAAAAAAGTTCCTGGTAATCCTCTATAACAACCTTTTATTCCTTCTTTTTTGAGTACGTCACGAATAGTAAAAAAAACTCCTTTCTTGTACAAACCAAAAGCTTGATTACGAGTTCTTAATACGTCTAAAGGAGAAACTACAATACTACTTAGTACAGTAGATAACACACTACATGTAGCATATTTCATGCTACTAATTAATAATATATTTATTTAAATAAATTTCTTAGTAATTATTAATGGATAGTTCAATGATTATGATTATAATAGCTTTGTTTATTATCTTTAAAAAAAAAGTAAAAATTAATAAGAAAACAAGAGAAAGATTAGTAATTCTTTTTTATACTAATCTTGTCCTTATTTGTGCTCTAAGTTTTTACGTAGATGAAAAATATGACGCTAAAAATCCTCAGTAATATTTAATTTTTTAATAACTTGTTGGGCAGCTATTTGTTCAGCTGCTTTTTTACTATTTGCAGTTCCTTGACCCATGGGTTTTGAGTATACTACAACCTCTATAGTAAAAATTCGTTGATGTGGTGGACCTTCTGTTTTAATTGTGTTATATACAGGCAATTCTTCTCCTTTTGCTTGCATATATCTCAATAAAAGGTCTTTGTAATTATCATCTGAAAACAATTGTTCATGTGTGATATTTTCTTTTACAACTCTTAATACAAATGAACGAGCATTTTCAAGTCCAAGGTCCATATATATAGCTCCTACTATAGACTCAAAAGCATCTTCTAAAATCCTAAGATTATTTCTTCCTCCTATTTTTATTACATGATTACTCATTAAAATCATATCACCTAATCCTATAGCTTTAGCCAATCTTCCTAAAGTCTTTCCTTTAACAATTCTTGTTCTTAATCTTGTTAGAAAACCTTCATCATTGTCAGGATATTTTCTGAAAAGATATTCAGCTATAATCATTCCTAAAACAGAATCTCCTAAAAATTCAATTGTTTCATTAGAACGCTTCATATAATCAGGAGCATTTTGTGATTTTCTGACATTTTTTTGTATAGATTTATGTACTAATGCTCTTTGATAATATTTAATATTTCTAATTCTAAAACCAACAGCCTTTTCGATTTGTTTCCTAGTCACATGAGGACTATTTAAATCAAAAGGGCTCGGGGTTCTTCTAATAGGTTCTGAATTGTGTAAAATAGATGATAACATTATTGATATACTTATAATATATATTATTTTTTATACCTATTATATGCAAAATTTGAAAAAAATAACATAAAGAATAAAACACACCTTAGGTATTATGATCAATTTAAGGAAAGTATATCATCTACCTTTTAGTAAAATTTACACAAATCCAAAAATGTTCGTCAGATTAGTTGATGTAATGCCTAGAGTTTCTGACGATGTTTTTGTAACTTTAAATTGCGATAAAGCTATAGTACAGTCAGCTAGAGTAAGCTACGGGAATCATGAATCAACTACGGATACATCTTCCAATATAAAACGTGACAAAGAACTTATTAAATACCTTGTAAGGAATCGTCACACAAGTCCTTTTGAAATGGTGGAGTTTAAATTCCACTTAGCAATGCCTATTTTTATTCAAAGACAATGGATACGTCACAGAACAGCTAGTGTTAATGAAATATCAGGTAGATATTCAGAATTTGATTACAACTTTTATCATCCCACAATTCTTAAAGGACAAAGTAAAGATAATAAACAAGTATCAAGTGACGTACTCGAAAATAGTTCCGAAAACATTAAAAAAATGGAAGAACATTCTGAAAGGAGCTTTGAGTTGTACAAAGAACTTTTAAAAGAAGGTGTTTCGAGGGAAATAGCAAGGACAGTTCTTCCACAAAACCTTATAACAGAATTTTATTGGAAAATAGATTTGCATAATTTATTACATTTTATTCGTTTAAGAGACCATCCTCACGCTCAGACAGAAATAAGAGAGTACGCTGGAGACATTAAAGAACTAATTACAAGATTGTGTCCAATATCCGTAGAAGCTTATGATAACCACTTCGTTAAAGGGATTAATTTATCAGGTGAAGAAGTAGAACTTCTTAAAAATTGTCCAGAAAGTGGTCTTGAAATACCCAAAAGAATGAGTAAGGGAGAACAAAGAGAATTTAAAATGAAATTAAAAAAACTTGGACTATCTCAAAAGAATAATTCTATCGGAAGGATCGTAGATGGGCCTGGTCCAGCTGTTGGAATAACTCCTAGTGTTAGATCTATGTCTACGGACAGGTCTAAATTTTTTATACCATAATTTAAATATAAGTTTTATTCTCATAAGATCTACAGGCCATCTTTTATTTAATGTATCAAAAATTACAAGGTGTTGGTATTTATTGATAAGTAATGACTTAATTAGGTCTTGTGTATTAGAGAAACTATATACATGATTTATTAAATCCGTTGGTAGTTTATTCATACTATAATCTTAGAAATAATTATAACTTTTTAAACCAAAGTTGTAATCATTTTTAAACGAACATTTAAGCGTCATAAATTGCTCTAGCTCTTTTGTACAAAGCAGAACCTTTTTTAGGTGCGAATGATTTGAAAGATTTTGGGTCTTTAATTTTACCTGATTTAATCAATTCTTTACGAGCTTTTTTAAGAGAAGCTCTCCATTTTTTTAATCCTCCACCTGATTTTTTAGTTTTGGACATCTTTACTTTTCTCTTAGATTTGTAAGAAACAACACCTTTTCTTTTTACTCTAACAATGTCTTTTTTAGTAAGACCTCCACTGGTTCTTTTAGCAAAACCTTTATAAACACTAGATTTTTTACCTATGGTCTTGATAATCCTTTTTCTTTTAACAACACGCTTTTTTCTAACGACTCTCTTTTTTCTTCTTTTAACACGCTTCTTTCTTCCGTAATTTGGCATAATACTTATTACCAACAAAAAAAAGTGAAAAAAAATATTGATAATAATTAAATGGTTAAAAAAAGAAAATTTGGAATGACAAATAGCCAACTTATATATAAAAAAATGATCAAAAAATCATTAGCAGAACAAGCAAAAGAATTTTTGGGATTAAAAAAATTAAAAAAACTAAGACATTGTATCCAATACGTGGACGATGAAAAAAAAGGAGATACGATTACATGTAAACGTTTGGAATTTAAGAATTTCCATGATTATAAAAGATACACTCCTAATAGGTGTAACGAAGATATGGTTAATTTTTTTGTAAAGGGAGTAGGACATAGAAATAAAGGAAAATCTACTTATAGGATAATCCAAAACATGAAAGTTGGCAATTGTAATTCTCCTTATGTTTTTAATAAAGGCGACTCAAATAAGCCTATAGAAACTGGAGGGGAATATTTTCTAAAAAAACAACAGAAACTTGTCCCTAGGGTAATAAATCCTCAAACTAATTTAAAAGGACTTTTAGTTTATCATGGATTAGGTTCTGGTAAAACAGGTACGTCAATTATAGTAGGAGAAGCTTGTAAACACATAATGACAAATGGAAATAAAATTAGCGAAGGTTCAAGTAGAAGTAATAATAGAGTATTAGTAGTTGTACCTGCTTCCTTAAAGGAACAATATAAACAAGAAATTCTTGGGAATTTAATGTATAAAAAATCAACAGCAAATAAAGGTGAGATTAAAAGGATAATTAAAGAAAAGTTTGATACTATAAATCCAAATTTATTAAAAACCTGTTTTAAAATTCAAGGTAATACAAGTAAATTTAACAATAGTTTTTCAAAAAATGTATTAATAGACGGTGAATCACAAACCTACAACAATACACGGGAAGAAGTGAATTTTAATAAAAAACAATTAGAAAAACAAACTACCAATTTATTATTAAAAAAAGTAAACAAAACTTATAAAGTAGTATCTAGACAATCTTTTATGAAACATTTTTTATTTTCAAAACCCGTTTTTGATAAAGTTACAGCTGAGATAAGTGTTAAAACAGGTTCTGGGTTTTGTTTAAATAATTTTTTAAAAAAACCTAATGGTTTATTGATAATAGATGAAATTCAAAATTTAATAAGCGAAACTGGTTCTTGGTATAAAAATTTAATAAGAGGTATAAAATATTATTGTCATCCAACTACTAAAATATTATTATTGACAGCTACTCCTATATATGATAAAATATTTGAGATAGGATTAACTCTTAATTTATTAAATCCAAGAATAAGATTTCCTGAAACAAGAAATGAGTTTGACAAATTATTTGTTGCTACTTCAGCTAATGAATTAAATGATGAAGAAAAAAGAAAGAATAGTAAAGATATTAAAGAAAGAAAAAGTGTATTTTCAACAGAAGAAAAGAGAATAGAAAGATACGCAGAAACGATATCTGGACAAGACTTAAGTCCACAACAAATTAAAGAACTATTCAAAACTAATGAAAGATGTTATTACGAATTAATAGCATTTTTAGGAGAAGTAATTAATAAAAATAGAATGTTTTCAATTGGAAATTTCACACCAGATTTAAAGAAAATAATTAAATTATTCGGTGGTGATACACAAAGATCAGATTTCGCTACTCTTTTCAATCTTGCTGAAATTTTGAAGAAACAATTAGGATTAAATGAATATCGTAATAGTGTTATTAAAAATAAAGATTTATTTGAATATATGTGTTCAGGTTATATTTCTTATTTTAAGGGAGGTAATCCTAAAGGATTTCCTAAAAAGATAACTAAAATAATAGATTGTAAAATGTCTAATGTTCAAGCTAATGCGTATATCGGGATAGTTAAAATGGAAGTTAAAAAAAATAGAGATGCAGAAGCTTCAAAAAAACTTAACCCAAATTCTATTCAACAAGGAACATATTTTCAAAAAGCTACTATGGCTTCTAATGTTCATTTAATTCGTAAAGTAGAAGGAAATAATGAAGAAAAAATAAGACAAGGATTAATTAAAAAAATTTTAAAATCACAAAAGATTATTGAAGCTCAAAAGAATAAAGAAGAATTGTTTGAAGAAATTAAATCAATGACTCTTTTTGAATTACGATTTTTAGATGAAGAAATAAATGTAGACACTGTACACCATTCACAAAATGAAGAAGAATTACAAAAAGGTGAAGATGAATTAATAGATAAAATAGAAAATATATCTAAAAAATCTAGTAAGAATAAATTAAGAGTAATTTTAGAAGAAAGAAAAAGAATGACAAAAGCATATTATGACGCTACTTTAAAGGGTATAAGATACGAATTAAAAGGGATTAATGATTTAAATGAAAAATTACAACTTATACACAATAAATATAGTTGTAAATTCTCAAGAATGATTGATAACATTATTAACCCTGAAAATGGAGAAGGAAAACACTTTATTTATAGTAGATTTAAGACTAGAGGAGTAGAATGTTTAAGTTACATGTTAGAAGGATTTGGTTATAAAAGATACACTGAAGAAACTATTTCAGAATTAAAGGAAATGATGGAAAATGACGTTATTCCTAACGAAGATTGTTTTGTTGTTTGGTCAGGAGATATTATGAATAAAAGTGATTTTTCAAAAATTTTTAAAAGTATTTATAATAATCCTAAGAATAGAGAAGGTGACTATTTAAAAATAGTTCTTGGAACTGAATCTATTATGGAAGGTGTTAATCTTAAAGAAGTTAAATATGTACATATAACAGAACCATGGTGGAATGAATCAAGAATGGACCAAGTTATGGGACGTGCTATAAGGTGGAAAAGTCATATTAATATGCCTTTAAAAGAACAACAAGTCATTATTTATCGTTATTATGCTATAACAAGTCTTGCTCCAAAAGATTTCGCACCAGAAATACAACCATTAGCATCAAGTACTTTACAAACTAGAATGGTAGAAAGTCAGGTAGATAATCTTAATCAAAATCAATTTGAACGTGATCAAATAAGGGAAAATATAAATTGGGAAATGCATAAATTAAAAAATCCTGAACCAATTTCTCCATTGGCTTTTTCGAGTATTGATCGTTATATCCAAGGAGTAGCTGAAAAAAAGAAAAGATTAAATCAAATGTTTTATAAAAGTGTTAAGAATAGTGCAATTGACTGTTTATTTAATAAATTTGGAAATACATATAGATTAGAAACAGAATTTTATTATGATGAAAATAATAATTCACTAGAATATTACTATGATCCAACTGAACATAAATATTATAATACTACAGGAAAAGAATTAACTAAGGAGATATACGGAAATATAGTAGAAATAAAAGAAAAAGAACAAGGAAATATTACTCTGAAAAAAGTTGATAATAATAAAGGAATTTACTACGAAAACATAAATTGTAATCCTAGGACAAAGACTGGTAAAGAATTTAAAAGTGTTTTACAAATAAATAATTTTTCTCATTTATTAAATACTGAACATCATAATAAAATTAAAGAAATCATATTCAAAATTTATAATGAAAAAACAAGTGCTGAAATAAATAAGATTAAACTAAAGTTAAAACGTTGTTTACAACAAAAAATAATTAGTAAAAACCCAGAAGAAAATATGGGAATATTTAATGAGATATTTAATGCTTCAGGTCAAAAAAGCCCAAAAGCAAAAGCAATTGAAGACATTATATTAATTTTTAGACAACACCAATTTGATAAACAATTTGAAGAAGAATTTGATCCTAATATGTCGAAGGAAGAAAAGGAAAGATTAATAAATATTATTAACGCTAGGGTTGAAAAAAGTGTAAACGATCTTAAATCAAAATTATTTGAACTATCATGGGAATATATTAAAAAACAACATGCACATTTAAGAATTGGTGGAAAAGCTGATCAAATTTATAAAGACATGATTAACAGAATAAATGATAGATCTACAGTGACAGAAAATTCGAGAAGAGGAGGAAGAAGAGGAGGAAGAAGAGGAGGAAGACAAAGACCTGCCCCAAGATTTAATCCTAATGACCATAGTATGTGGTATAGCGATAATCCAGCATACGATAAACCAGAATAACTATAAAATATAAATTATCATTAATATTATTTTAATTAAATAAGAAAAAAAATATTAATAATAATTAAATAATGAGTAATAGATCATTAGATGAATTAGTAGATCAATTAGCAGACATGGCAATAAAACTTGGATTAAATATAGAACAAGTTAAAGAATGTTTAGATACAGCAGCTGTAGAAGATGATGGTAAACCATTCGCAGATCAAGAAGGTCAAAAAGACTCAGGTGTTGATTATAATGCAGATGAAACAAAAGATGAAGAAGTTGGTGGTATGGTAAATCTTAATAATTTAACATTGACGGAAGAAGATGTAGATGAATTCGGTAATATAATTAACGATAATAATAATAATTCCACCAATCCTTTTGATGTGTATTTCGGTAAAACAGCATTCGGTAGAAAAATTATGAGTAAAGCAACAGAATCTGTACGTCAAATTGCTAAAAAGAAAGGTATTTATATTGTAGGAAGAAAAGGAAAGAAATTCCTTGGTATTCGTTTCACAAAAAAAGGAAATTACAGTAAAAATAAAAAAGGAAGACCTAATGGTAAGATGTATACATTAGACGGACTAAGGAAAATGAAAAAGAAACGAGTAAGTTTCAAAAAGCTTCCACAACTTATCGATATGATGGATACTGGTGCGGTATTGAAAAAACATAAAGACTTCAAATTTGGTTTTGAACTTAAAAAACAACCTAGAGGTTGCAGTGGTTTCGGTTACACATTCCCAGTAGGTGCTGGTTATGGTAGACGTTCTGCGCTATTGTACGGTAAATTATAATATTGTTATCAATTATGAATCCCCCTAAATTAGTAGACCCTAAGGTATTACGAGATTTAGCAATTCCTCCTCCTCGTGATAGAAATTTTTTTGAGGTTCAAAAATGGAATATTGCTATTATTGTTATAATGTTTTTAGGATTTATCTTCCTTTTAGGAAGATTTAAGGGAATACATAATACAAATTTACAAAATCTACCAGATTCTATTAAAAATAACGAATACCATCAAAAAATAATGGCAGAAAACTTAACGCGTTTCTAAGGAGATATAATAATAAGTAGTATTTAGTAATGAATGACGATTTTGAAGGTGGTTCTACATCTTTAAGTGCACTTATGAATAAAAATCCTCCCCCAATGAATACAAATAGGCATATGCCAGAAAATACAGTTGGACAAGGAGGACCTGTTTCAATGAGAGACGTATATGATAAAAGAGGAGGACCTGGTAACTACGACATGCCACCACCCCCTAGACAGATGCAAAATCTACCTCCTCCTCAACAAAATATGCAAAATCATACACAAATTAGACAACCTCCTCAAACGATGGAACCACCACCAGTAATACATCAGCCTCATATGATGAGAAGACCTACTCCACCACATGACCATAGTAGAGTAATGAGGAGAGAACATTTTCAACCGCATGGGAGAAATATGAAAATTAGTAAAATGAAAAAACCTAAAGGCATGATAGGAAAAATAAAAGAAATATTTTTTGAAAATTTTAAAGAAAGTGTGAGTATTTTAATTGTATTAATCATAGTTCAAATGCAAACTATCCGTTCTGGTGTTATGAAGGTAATCCCTGGTTCAAAAAATCCTTTGATGTTTAATGTTATTATGGCTATTCTAATGACTATGGTGTATCAAGTGTTAGACAAAGTTGTTTTAAAGAATTTTAAATTTTACGCGTTTTAAAAATCATAAAAATGTATAAAGAATTAGTACCTTGATTAGTATCATGGCTTCTTTAACAGCTATTCCTATTTGTTCTAAAGAAGAGTTATTGCTTTCTAGTTTACTAAAATGGTTTAGTAATATTAGTCGTTTTTCAATATTCATTCCAATTGTCACAGGAAAAACAACAATATCACTCAGGATTTTAGACTGGTTTGCAACAAATTATTCAAAAAAACACAGTACTTTCATTAATAAAGATATATTCTTAGATTACAAAAACCAACTTAAGGGTTTCAGTAAAAAACAGTTTGACCCTTTCTGTAGACGAAAAAGAATTTTTTTGATCTATGAACAAAAAGATGTAGTGTACGAATTTAAAACTGAACACGTGGAAAAAATAGAAGATTACGAAGAAAGAGAAGATGGAATATTGACTACGGTAGGTCAATTGAACTTCTTTAGGTGGTGTATTCGCGAAAATATTATAGATTATGTTTTTAACAATATCAAAGACATCGAAAAGGATATGCTTGATTCTGTTAATAAACGAAATAAAAACAATAAAGAATTTTTAAAAATTAAAAAGGGAGCTGGTAAAAGAATAATGAGACAAGTAATAGATTTTAATTAGAATGATATTTAGTATAATAACCCTTTAATCGATAGTCATCGTTGATGGTATCCATTAAAGGTTTAAGAGATTCTTCTGCGTCCGTTGGTGAAAACCATATTTCAAGTTTATAAAGGTTTTTTCCTTTTACTGACGTATCTACGATCCTTGTTCCAACGATGTTGGGATAGTGTCCACTAATCATATGTAATACAGATTCTTCCCAGACTTCATCAAGTTTTTTTGTGTCTCTGAATTTTTTAAAGGTAAAGTCTCCTCCACATCTATTGGCATCGTCCTCCCAAGAAGGATGGATACCTTTTCTGAATACACTAAAGGAAATAACATGTCTTTTAGAACCGTCTTTATTCCTGAATCTTTTATTATTGTGACCATTGTAGAAAAACTCACTAGGGCTAGGGATATGGTTCATACATTGCCAAAATCCTTCTACTGTTTCAAAGTCAGCGCAGCGAACTGTATTATTAGAATAATCCTCTTCGCTACTCGCTTTACGGTGTTCCCACCAAGACCATTGGTCGTTTAAAGGGTGTTGTTCTGTCGTTTTACTTTCCATT